AAAGAACCCATTACAGAACGCGATTTAGAAAGGGAAATACGAGATGTGTTTGGCCTTTCTCATAACAAAGCCAAAGAGGTTATTGCGAGATGCAAAGAACTGAAGGGCGATAAAGCAGTTGACGAGGCAGCAGAGGCCGCGAAAAAGGCGGAAATCAACGAACTGAAATCTGAACTCAATAAACTGGCTTCTATTGTGAAGCGATAGCGGAGGAAATAAGATGGAAGAGATTAAGAAAAGTATTGCAGATATTGGCAAGGCCGTTCACGAGCTTCATGCCGAAAACGACAAGTTGCAGAAGGAACTCAAAGAAAAAGGCAGCGTTGATGCCCTGTTGACCGAAAAAGTCGATAAAATCAACAAAGATATTACCGAAATTTCCGCACTGAAACGTCAGTTGGAAGCACTGGAAACCTTAGTGGCCCGTAAAGAGTTTGAAGGTGGCGGGAAAACCGAACTCGACAAAGTGAAAGCCGAACATAAGGCCGCTTTCGAGAAATGGTTCAGAAAAGGCGGTGACGCTGAACTGTCCGCCGTCAAAGAATTGCAGGTGCAGGCCGGTCTTTCAACCCTGTCCGATCCTGATGGTGGCTACTTGGTAGCCCCTGCGGAGTTCGACGCAGCCGTTGACCGCGTTGCCGGTACGATTTCGGTTATGCGTCAGTTGGCGACTGTTCGCGCAATCAGCACGAAAGAGTTTACGAAGCTGGTCAACGTCGGCGGAACGACTTCCGGTTGGGTTGCTGAAAAAGAAACCAGAACCGAGACCAGCACGCCTTCCCTGAAGCAGATCGTGTTGAACACCAAAGAACTTTACGCTGAACCGGGATGCACGCAGCTTTCCCTCGATGACAGTTCGATGGATTTGGCTCAGTGGTTGGCCGATGAAGTGTCCGTTGAGTTTGACGAGGAAGAGGGCGCGGCCTTCATTACCGGCGATGGTGTTGCGAAGCCCCACGGTATTGCCGGTTACACGATGGTTGCCAATGCCTCTTACGAGTTCGGCAAAGTCGGTTACATTGCTGGCGGCCATGCAACCCTATTGAACAACGCCGACAAGCTGATTTCGTTGGTTCATTCCTTGAAGCCGCGTTATCGTAACGGTGCATCGTTCCTGATGAACGACACCACTTGTGAAGTCATCCGCACCCTGAAGAACGGAAATGGTGACTACATTTGGAGAGCCGGTCTGGAAGCTGGCAAGCCCGATTCCCTGTTGGGCAAACCGTGCGCCTACGATGACAACGTGGCCTCCATCGGACGCGATGCCTATCCGCTGTTCTTCGGGAATTTCAAGAGAGCCTACCTAATTATCGACCGCATGGGCATCCGCATTTTAAGAGATCCTTACACGAGTAAGGGCAATGTTCTCTTTTATTGCACTCGTCGCGTTGGAGGAGGCATCGTAAATTTCGAGGCTGTGAAGGCTCTGAAAATCGCAGCCATCTAACCATTAACAGGGGCTTGAAACACAGCCCCATTTAAAAATGCTCTAAGGAGGCAAACAAATGAAAGACCTTTACAATAATATTGAAGTTGTTTCTCTGCTTGATCCGATTGCGGTTTCCACAACGCAGACCATTACCGATATTGACCTTCAGGGGTTCAATTCGGCCATCCTGCTTTTTGCCTGCGGCTTAGATGCCAGCATGTCGGCAAGTGACAAGATCGTGTTTGTTCTTTCTCATGGCGATGACGGAACAACGTATGCCGCCGTAGAAGACAAGGACATTCTTGGTGTTACTGGCATTACCGCTGGTGAAATTCTGTCTATTGATAACGTGAACACCGAAGACAACAGCATTACCAAGATCGGATATGTCGGCGGAAAACGGTATCTGCATCTGGTAGGAACCGTGACCGGAACGACTGATCCGCCTTTATTTATCGGGCTTATTAAGGGCGATCCTGAGATTGCTCCCGTAGCTTAACCGTTCCCTTAGTGGGATAGGCGGGTAGGGCTTCTCCGGCCCTACTCGCTGTAACCAACGGAGATGGAGGATTTAGAAATGGCAGCAGATACGACATATCAACCAAAAACATACAGACGCGCAGGCGGCGATGAATTAGTAGTCGCCAGTGGCGGAAAAATTATAATCGAATCAGGTGGAACCCTCGAAGCCGAATCCGGCGCGGTTATGACGCTTCCTGACATCGCCCTTGAGGTCGGGGATCTTGCCCTGGCCGACGCAAAGGTCATCGTCGGAAACGCGGCGGGGAAGGCGGCTGCCGTAACTCCGTCCGGTGATGTTAAAATAGACAATACCGGGGCAATGACCATTCAGGCTAAAGCTGTCGAGAATACCATGATTGCGGCGGCAGCGGGGACGGTTCTTGTCGGCACAAAAACTTCCGGCGATGTTACAGCTCTTGATACTTCGGCAGAAGGCGCTATTGTTATTGGTCAGGGTGCTGGTGAAACCTGTGCAGCGGCAGCGTTGACCGGCGATGTTACCATGACCAAAGGTGGAGTGACGGCTATCGGTGCAGGGAAAGTCACTTCTGCCATGCTCGCCAATGGCGCAGGCGTAGCGGCATTGCTCACGGCCGGACTTGGTGGTTCGGTTTCAGTCACCAAAACCGATGCGGCGACTACGACCATTGTGGCAGCACACGATACAAAAGACAGGGCTTGCCTTGTGCTGGTCGTGGTTGATGAAACTTACGCCGTTGGAACTGGGACGCTGCCAACGGTGCAGATCGGTGAAACCGATACTGTGAACAAGTGCATGGCGGACACCGTTCTGGACACTGAAGCGGCTGGGACCGTCCTGGCTTTTGCTTTCACCAACTCGGCAGGCAAGGACATTATCGCTACCACCACGGCGGCAGTAGGGAACGCCACGGGCGGATGTTCTATTACCGTTCTGGCAATTCCGACAACTTAATTTTAAAATCGGCGGGTGAAATTCCCGCCTTCATTAAACCCGAAAAAGGAGGGTTAAGATGACAGTTCAAGCAATAGGCGCTACGAATAACAGATTCATTGGCCTTTCCACAGACACAAAGCCAACGGATGTAAATAATGGTGCTACATTCTATGAGTGTAACACCGGCTTCATGTTCATCTACAACGGCTATGCCTGGGTTCCCAAGTCATTCATGCCGGAGTCCACGGTAAACTACAAGCAGATCAGCTTAAATCAGGCGGCCAATACCTACGACGTGATGACGGCGACGGCGCAAGCCCTCTTTATTGACGCCGTAATAGTCCACGTTCCCGATGACCTTCACTCTGTAGCGACCTTTACGGGAATTTCCGTTCAGACTGATGATGGTAGTCCGATTGTGCTGCTTTCCGGTACGGCTGGCGCAAAGGCTAATCTGACAGGTAACTTCTATTCTGTCTATCGCGGGCCTTCTGTGACGGCGGCGACGAAGAAAGTTCAGTTGACTATTTCCGGCGGGACGGCTGGCGCTGATAAAGTAGCCGACATCACTGTTTTGTGGCGGCCATTAGTGGCTGGCGGGTACATGCTGAACGCATAAGCGGGGGAAGAAATGAACGTCAAGGTGTACACACAGCCGACATTAGAGCCGGTTCCATTGAGCGACCTGAAGATTTTTCTTGGGATTGATTCAGGCACAATGGCCTCCGATTCGACCATGAACGTAAGTTTGCCTTCCGGGTCGTACCCCATAGACTACGAACTGATGACCCTGGACGTGGCTCCGGCAACAGCGTGGGCGGTGGGTGACATAATCACCGGGCAGACAAGCTCCAAGACCTGTGTTGTCGTAACGGTTTTGACCACCAAGACATTCATTGTTAAAAGCAGGTCTGGTTCTTTTACCCTCGGAGAGATTTTCTGGCGTACTGGCGTTGCGGGGAGACTGGCGGAGCAGGGCGCGTCTTACCCTACCTTCGCCACCACGTACAACGGCGGATATATGGCGCTGGGGACTCCCGTTGAAGTTTTGGGGCATACTGCCGTTGTCTATCTGACCCCCGTGAACAACGGCGCTGGCGGCACCGTGGACGTGAAAATTCAGGAGTCCGATGTTCTTACCGGCCCCTATACCGATTGGTCGTCTGGGGCCTTTACGCAGGTCACGGAATCAAACGATACCGTCATTCAGGAGATCCAATACACCGGCATCAAGAAATATATCAGAACCGTAGCAAAGACCCTTGTAGCCGCTTGTGAGTTTGGGACTTCCATCATGGTCTGGGAGCCGAATGTATCTGAAGACGATATGCTGAACGAGCTTATCACGGCGGGCAGATTGTCGGTAGAGAACGACACCGGCAAGAAGATCATGGAGCAGACCATAGATTATTACCCGAAAGACTGGCCGGAAGGCGACCGGATAAAGATTCCCTTCGGAAACCTTACCAGCGTCGATTCGATTTCCTACAAAGATTCGGCTGGGACGACCACCACCATGACCGAAAACACCGATTATCTGGTGGAGACCAACGGAGAACAGTGCGGCTTTGTGGTACTGCCGTACCAGGGTTCATGGCCATCAGTTGAACTCTGGCCCAGCAATCCGATCACCATCCGGTTTACCTGTGGCTATGCAACGCAGGCGGATGTGCCGAAGAGCATCGTTCAGGCCGTGAAGAGATGGTGCGCGAACAACTACATGAACCGGGGGGATGACGTTGTGGGGCAGAGCGTTAGTGAGGACAAAACGTATCTGAGAATGATTAACGTGATCGGCAGACTGTACGATATGGATTTCATTTAGCCGTGGCAGGGTAGCGTCCTAC